CACTCTCCAATTCTTCTATTCTGTTGGCAGCTTCTTCTAACAAATCTGCAATTCTATCTGGTGCATTTTCTTGCACAGACTTTCTTGTTGGAATTTGTCTGCGAATTTCAGCACGTTTTCTTAAACGATAAACCAAACCTTCATTCATAAGAGCTCCTAAAAATTGGAGGAAACGGTGAGATTCGAACTCACGGACCCTTTCGAATCGCTAGTTTTCAAGACTAGAGCCATAGACCACTCGACCACGTTTCCATATAGAAGCACTTTCAAATGCAGGCATAGAAGGAGATTTAACTCTGAAGCTTTCATCGATGCACCGATTAGGTTTCTTCTTCCGCTTTGTCTTATACCAAAAATACTTCTATATGGCACCCGAAATAAGAATCGAACTTATACTAACAGAGTCAAAGTCTGCTGTGCTACCACTACACAATTCGGGAATATATTAACTCTACAAATTTTTAAAGAACTAAAAGGGACGATGCCCAAAACAAAAAACCTCAGATTTTTTAGGTCTGAGGTTTGTGATTAAAAAACTATTTTACTAATTTATCTAAACACAAACCTCTGCTGGATCCTTTGATGCTCCAATAAAACCATGATTCTCACAGCGATAGTTGGCCTGCCATGTCGGTGACATGGAACTTAGCGTTATCGATGAGAGTCTTAAATTTTGCATCATGTTTGTATTATAGTCTATTATTTAGTATTTGTCAAGCGTTTTTTGAACATTTGCCTAAATTATTTTAGGCTATTTCCTCATACTCGTAGTTAACCGTTTCATCGTTTTCACGATAAACACCGGCGCCATTCTTTGTGTGAAAGCGCTTTGCTAATTCTGTTTTAGGACTCAATGTTATGAATCTTGTAATCTCTGGCCGTGTTTCCTTGATATGGCGAACCGCATCAAATATTAAAGCACGACCAGCGCCAGGTACATAAGACCAAATTGTGTAAAATACAGCAATACTTGGATTATCTGTTGTTTCAAACAATTCCGACTCTTTAGTTGGAATGCTACTTTGATAGCTCACGCATGTAATAGCTTTGACTTTATCATCTTCATCCCGAAACACGAAAATATCCTTGTTGGCGCCAAGGCGGTCAACATGAGGCACATTAGGCCTAACGGGGTCTTGATAAATCAATTCAAAAAACTTATCGGTCAATGATTCTATTAAATGTAACATACTATTATAATTATATTAATGGATGCAGGAGATGGTATTGCACCACCCTCAGTACAGCTTATGAGACTGTCCGGGTCACTTGACCTTCCTGCGTAGCGTTCTATTTATGCAAATCGAAATGAATTCCTGTAATAGAGTCCCAGCGAAAACTACGCCAGCCTTGATTTTCAACATCAAACACAGGAACTACATCACCACTTACTGTTCTTTCAACACCTTTTGGTGCTTTCTCAGCTGGAATTTTACTTTCACTCAATGTGCAAAGCATTTCACGTTCACTTCCGTCTTTTTTGACGAATTTAACCGTAATTTCTTGCTCACGAAGCAAAGTCAAAAGCCAGTCTTTCTCTTTTTTCGAATTAAATACAATATTATCAGTCATTTCATTTATCCTTACGGGATTTAATACCCAAATTTGTTGATTGAATCACACCAGTTATAATAACTGTTGCTGCCCAAGTTTCCATCGTATATGGAATTTCTAAATTTGTAAAAAGTGTGTTTAATGACCAAATAGTCAGTATTGGCGCAAAAATTATTATTAATAAAATTACGACAATTGATACTAGTGTCACAAAAACACTATTATTTGTTTTCGTCATCATCTTCATTATCCCATTCTTCTTGTTCAGCTAGCCAATCTTCTTGCCTTTCACGCAAATTCCAATATTCGAGAATTTCTTCACTAATCGTGTCCAAAGAATCTGGATCAGCTAAATCATATTCATTATAATCATCATCACCATCAACGAATCGACCAACGAAGCTCATACCTTCTTCAAGGTAATATGCATCAATAAAGAAACCTAGTTCCGTCATTGCCTCATACAATACAGTTGGTGGCGCCCACGGAGAATCAAACCAAAACTTAATGGTATTTTCTTCACGTTGCCAATCTTGTGCATCACAGTTCCATTTGCAACCCCAGTTGTCAATAGACCATTGATACCACTTTTCACCATCTTTATACTCAGGCGGAACCGGTAGAAAGAAATCAAACCAATCTTTACCTTTGTTATCGTTCAGGTATTGTTCAAAAGCATCAATTTGCTCATCATCACCACTAATTTCAATCGCATTATTACACCAATTTGGCATTTCAAAGTCCTTTTTTCAGTTGCATGTTGTGGATTGTAACATTTTCTTTAGCCTTTGTGAGGTAATTATTGAACCATTTGTCGGATTGTGTTGTTTTTCTGAGAACACAACCGAAAAGTTCAGTACCATTCAAATTTTCTACGTATGCTACAGGGTCGGCAAAAATTGCCTCAAAGGTTTCATCAAATTCTACAAATCCTTCACCGTCCGGCTTGAAAAAAGCAATATGATACTTGTCACCATATGCTGTATTTTCAACTTTTTCAGCATTTTTCAGATTTTCTTCATTGTAATCGAAAAAAGACAGCTCCAATTCGCCGTCTTCAACGCCAGGAGTAAAGAAAAACCCGTCAAATGTTATCGCTTGCATTAACTAAATCCCTTTTTTGTTGTTTTTTACGATTATACAGCTTTTTGCTCAAGACAATCCGCTCACGGTACTTGGGACTACGTAAGTCCTTCTGTAGTAAGTTACGATTTGCGTTGACTTCGCTCGAATTTTTCATGTTCCTTGCTCAATATTTTGTAAATTTTAGCCGACAAGAACTTTTCTTTCGACCATGCGTCATGTTCCCAAGGATGGTCGTAATAATTCACTTTGCTGCGAACATATCTTTTACCCATCCAGAAGGTTTGACGACCTATCCGTTTCAATTGACCTTTTGCGAATTGTTTTATATGCACCATTTCATGGGCTATAACTTCAATTAGCTTTTCGCTGTCAATCCTAGAACTCAAAACCATAGTATATAATTTATCCGAAATTGGTGAAGCCATGCCATTAGCGCCTTGCTCTTGAACAAGGTCTTTGGATGAAAACACAATTAAGGTAAAATCATTCTTATCAATTTTTAGTTCTTTTGCATATAATTTAATACATGCCTCTATTAGCATTTTACGGTCACTTTGCCGCATTTCCATGCAGAGGTTCATATTTAAATCCTATACTTTTGTAATACTGTACTAGCTTCTTCTGTATCTAAAATTTCAACACTATCACATTTAAGTAAATACTCTTTTAGATAAATTTCTTCACGGTGCTTTGAGATTAACTCTAAAGCATAATCTATATCATCCGAATCCGCCTGAAGCATCCAATCAGAAAATGCCTCATCGGTTGTATTCAAAATGAAATTAAGGTTGTCTCTATCCCAATTGTTCATAGTGGTTTCCTCCATTTAAAAGGTATTTAAGGTTGGTTCCAAATAGGCAATCAATTCACGCTCACGTTGGTGAGCAGGTTTACGACCACGAACTATTTCCAAAACTTCATAGGTAAATGAAGCATTTGCATTATCACGGATGAATTGGCACATTGACCAATCCTTGTCCTCACGTATAGCACGGCTAACATGCTTTTGCCAACGCACTTTTACAGAGCGAACAAAAGCCTGGCCTTGTGCTACAGTTAAGCCAATGTAAGAATCGCCAGTATCTTGGCAGATTACACGATACAAAACGTGGTTGCGGTCAGAGCGCTTTTTTCTATTCATCATGGTACCATTCTAACAGAATAGGCAAAAAAGTCAAGAGCCCTGTTGCTTTTATGCAACAGCGCACCACCACTAGTGTGGAAAGTAATACTTTAGTATTACTCCATTTTCTGGTTGATTTCTTCTAATTCCAGAACTGCCAAAAGAACAGCAGCTGCAATCACTTGAGACCATTCATTGAAATACATGGAAAGAACTACCATGACCCATAGAACGATTCTAAAACCGCTACGCACAATACTTACCGCTTTTTCAGTATCTAATTCAAAATTCATATTAACCCTTATGCTGTTACCCAAGGTATAACGTCTTTGAATTCCAAAGTTTCGCTACCATCATACTCATGTACTCTAAATTGAGTCCCAACTGGAACCCATTCAACTATCAAATCTTCAGAGCCACCAAAGTAACCATCTGAATATTTAGCCCGACAATAAGCATCGATTGTTTCGGAATTTGTTCCGTCTTCAACCATACCCACTATCACAGGGTCAAATAACAATTCGGGTATGTTATGGTTCCATGATGACCAACCCGCACCAAAACCTGGCGATACAAGAACCGCCACTAATCCGTTTCTAACTACTTTTTCCATTTTTAAATCCTCAATTTGTCGCTTACGCCACCCCGACATTATTCACTCCAATTTTACGGGGACTCAATGGCTTACCTTCATAGGTCATTAATATTTTAATCATTATTTCAAAGCTTCTCATATTCACTCTTTTCTTCCTAAAGGGTTCCGGCGGCTTTCCGCAAATTTTTCACATTCTTCCACAGTACCAATCTCATAGTCCTTATCGGACATATAATCTGCGGCTGTGGTAAATTTCAAATCATTCATTTGTTTAAGGTTATCGGCCATACGGGTAATCTCCCGTTTCACATCATCGGCTTTCATTCTTTAACTCCGAAATGTTTTAACATATACCCACCAGCAGAATCCCATTGGAATTGATTCATGGTTGCAATATCAGCACATTCCCGAATAATCAACTCGGCGAACTTTTCCAATCGAGAATCGTATACGACCTCACCATTTTCCATATGGCCAAAATTAGCTTTGGCGGCTAGTTCTTTAATTCTTTCGTTCATTCCAGTTCCTCTAGGGCATCGATAATGCAAGAGTCGGCCGTGCTCATTTGACTGGCTATCTCCGAATTAGTCTTCATACCAGTATACTTGGTATGCTGTGAATTTGCCCAATGATAAACATCGGACAGTAAGTCTTGTGCCTGCAAGAGCTTTGCTCTTAATTCTGAATTTGTCATGCTTTCACCTTAAACGATTCAATCCATTCCAATAAAATCCATTTGGCCTCATATCGAGATAAACCAAATTGCCTTTGTAAATAAGGGCCTGCACCCATCATATTGGTAACACCAGAATCCCTCAGGGTTACCAAGTAATCAAAATAAACCTGTTTGTCCATTATATAACCTCATATGATTTAATAAAAAATTCTACAGGATAAACTTCATCTTCCAAGTCATCCGTGAAATCATCTTCAATTTGCCATTCTTCCCTTATGTAAGAATCCATCCATTCCTTTGCTTTCTCCCTTGTAGAGAAAACATTTAAAACCGTCAGGCGGTCGACCAGACGATCCTCATCATAATCATCCTCAGGAGAATACTTCTCCAGTACATAAATTTTCATAGTGAATCCTTAGTATAGGTAAACAGAAAAGGTCTTAGCGTTGGCCTTGAGGCAAGTAGATTGCCTCGACATGAAACCACGCCTGTAATCCAATGGAGTATTTCGTGGTCCTCTATATCGGATACGGAAGAATTTTCCATTGGCAGCCATGTCCTTGCGGAACTGGTCGAGGGCCTCAATAGGCGCATTAGAGAGAATAGCAGTGGGCATCGATACTCCTAGAGTGGATTTTGGCCGGAAAAAAATTTAAAATGCTCTTCGTTAGAAAGCTGGTAACAACCTTAGACAATTGTAGTCTGCTTGTAGAGGACTCCCGTGGACTGTTCCTGGCGTCTCCTTGACCACCTCAATAGTCGTCAGCACCGTAGCAACCATAGTCCTCATCCGTACCATAGCCTGCACTGGCCATGGCTGAATCAAAGTCTCCGTCCATGCTCTCATCATAGCGGTCAGCGAATTGGTTGACCATCTCAACGGCCACCTCATCCACCCAATCATATGGCACCTCATGCTTGGCTGCTATCTCAGCAAAGGACAAACGGCCTGCCTCGATATCCTCTTGAATGGCTATCATTAGGTTGCTCATCTTGCTCATACTGCTCTCCAGAAGAAAAGGTCAAGGGCCACCACAACCGAACCCAGCACAAACAGGATGGGTAGGATTACGGTGTCGAAATTATCGTTAATGAAATCAATCATTTTATATCCTTAATAAGACTGGTGGGAATGGCCAATGGCGAACAATGGAGCACCATCGTTATCATCACCAGCAGGCCGAGGGGTAAAGCAATCTGCATAATCATCATAGCAGTAATAACCAGTCTGAGTTACCACCAACCGAGCATCGGCAGGCAATGCGGATAGAGCGGTAATCATATCAGCAACAGTAACAAAATTGGTCATCTCGAATTCCTTTAAAATCTCAAACTATGGATGGAGTATATCAAAATTGGCAGAATTGTCAAGCACTATTTGGACTCTGTTGTTATTCTGCAACAGCAAACATTTTCTGTCCATCCACCATGAACCTATTGTAGGCCTGTATGACCTTCTGGCTGTACACCATGTCTGGGAAAGTACTTTGTTCCTTCTGAATATCAACCAGCAGGCCTAAAAAGGTCATGCCTAGAAATTCTCTTTCCTTGTTCAGGATGCTAATAGCTGTCTCAATTTTCATACGTAAAAATCCGTGGTTAATTCTAGCTCTGTATAAACTGCTTCTCTCACAACCGTATCCATGGCTTCACCAAATTTTAGGTCAGACCATGCAAGGTAACGAAGCACTGGTAGCACCGATGGCCAATCTAGGTCATGCGCTTTGGCATACTCAACTATATGAGCAACCTTTGCGTTACCTTCGGGGGTAAACATGCCGTAGCTTTTCATTTTATGTCCTTCAATTAACGAATGAACTGCTCCCAGTTTCACTACTTGCCAGCCCTGTCAGCGTCCTGAACCGTCTGTCCTCGGATCCACCATTTCACATTGGCAGTCCATTCGTTAATTCCCAGTAATTTTTCAACTGGAGCCTCGGGGATTCGATCCCTTTGCTTTTCACTCTGAGGGCCCACGTTGGCATGGGCCTTTGTAATACCACAGTTCCTCTGTGGTCTCAAAGTGGTTATGCTGTCGCTGTTGACAATTCGGTCACAACGGAAGCAAATTTAGTGGTTTTTGCCTTTGAAGGTTTGCGGTTAGCCTTAGTGGCTTTAGAACCAACTGGTGCCATCAAACGGTCGAGGCGAGCCTGAGCCTTAGCAATAGCAGCATCACGGCGAGCACGGCGTGCATCAGCCTTTGCCAACTTAGCATCAATTCTTTCCAGTTTAACCTTTGCGGCCAAATACTGGACTTCGCTCTTGTAAAAAGAGAGGGATTGACGAGCAGAAGCTAATTCAATTGCGAGGGGGGAGAGGACTTTAGTCATTTAGTTTCCTTTAAAATTTCAATCTATGGATAGAGTATAACAGAACCGGCAAGAATGTCAAGCGCTTTTAGCACTATTTTTAGCATTGTTGTATTCTTGCAACAATTGCTCAAGTGTCTTTTGCTCATAAGCTTTCACGCAGGAGTGTTGCTCAAAAACAACATTACTGAAGAATTTCTTATCACAGGTTTTGCACTTGAATTTCATTTCTTGCTTTCTTAATCTATGGATGGAGGATAACAGAACCAGTGGGATTGTCAACCGTAGAAAAAGGTTCTCACACGGCCAGGTCAACTATTCGGTCAAATTCACAGCTTTCATCCATTATCTCATAAAATCCAGCCATTATCTCCTGCACCATATCGTGGTATTGAGCCTCGATTATCTCATTATAATAAGCCTGGGCCAACTCTTGTAACTCAAAATTAATATTATCCATTATATTATCTCCACGCATTTACTAAACCGATTATACACGTAATAATCGCCACAATATTAACCATTAACTGAGGCCGATTATCTACCCTTATTGTCCATATCATAAACATAATAGTACCTAATGCAAAGGCCAATATATTATATGGATATACACTAGGGCCAATGGCATTAAATGAATGGCCAACTATAATGAATATAGCACCCACCCATTGTAACTTATCGTTCAATAACATTTAGACCTTTTCTTAACAACAGCACACCGCTAGTATAACAGAACCAGCGGGTTTGTCAAGCGTTATTTGGCTGTTGCAGGCATACAACAGGGGGCTTGACAAAAGCAGCGGTTTCGGGTATAATGGTACCATTCGAAAGCGGCTGGGGTGGACATGGCGGCTGGCCACTATGGCAAAATGAGAACTTTCGTTTTCAACTACCAGTCGGACGCTTTATCATACTCTGACCAATCTGAGAGGTCGGGCGGTAGGTCGGGTATATCAACGGCGAAATCTTCAACGGTCATGGTGGCCAATGACGTATTCAACATTTTTTGTTTTGCGATGGCCTCGGGCGTTCTATTATACTCGACAGCGACCTTACGCATAGCACTTCGCATGTTATCAGTAACAGGTCGGTCAACATTAGAGCACGATTGGCTGCAGAATAGTCCACGTTTGCGGTGTTCTTTATTACAGGTCGGACATTCTTTTAATTTATATTGGCCACTCATTACGCACGGATTCTCGCTGGTTTACTACAGGTCGGTTACTACCTACTTATACACAGGTTATACTATAGTTATCCACAGGTTTTATTACTATTACCTGTGGATATCTTATATTACCATTTAATCCATTAAGAATGTGTCTAATGAACCTTCGCCACCTATCTCAGAGAAGGACATATCTTTCAATTTGCCTACATGAAACATAACCAATTTATCCATATTATACGTTTCACTCAGGGATTGTACAGCAGGGATAACGGCAAATAGTTTAATGGTTGTACGAGCCTCGGTTCTATTGAAATATGCTTGTTCAATATCCCTTAGTGAACTCTCATACTTACTACGGAATGTATCGGTTCTACTCTTCCACGATACTTCTGGATCAGCACCATCTAGTGTATCGGTATGCAGGACTAATCTTAATTCTTTTACATATAACCCTTTGAGGTCATTCATTAGATAACGTGCAGCCATGGTAATGGCCTTTGAATAGAATGAGCAGGAAATTACCTTATAGTATATTCCATTGTTCTTATCATTATCGTGGTACCCGTTCTGCTTTAGCCATTTTTTAGCTGTTACTTCGGTAAAGGATAGAACAGAATTGGTTCTTCCATCGCCTTGTTGAACAACTAAAGCCATCTTATTAATCGTGGCAGGTTTAAATGAGGTTGGTGCAATTTCTAAAATGCGAGCAACAATATCTTGGTATTCACGCTTGAGATAGCCCATTTTAATGGCATGGTTGCAATGCTTAATGATATCACCCTTTGTATGCGGTGAATAGGGGTCTTCACGGACATTGGTGATTTGCGTCATTTTATTGAATGCATCAAGGTTGTCGGTTGTATAGTAATCCGCAATGATATTGGTAAACCCTGCGGAAATCAACTTCTCCAGACGGGTACGACCATTCATAATATAGTCCTTACCATCAGGGCATTGGCACACGGACATAGGGATTTTATCTAGTTTATACCCATGTGCCTGAACCGAAGCAAATACTTCATCAGCCTTCTCACCACGGCCAAATTCTCTTGGGTCTTGAGTCAAAAACATCTTGGCATTGGATAGTTTATTATCAATATCCTCATCCATACCAATTTCAAAATCATCAATATTGACCAGTTTACGGGTAATATATTTGATACCAATTGGCACTTCGGCGGCATCATATATGCCAGGATAAACATCAGGATTGATATATTTCTTGCTTATATCAAGGTCTGCTTCCGTGAATTTCTTTGCGCTCAACGGTACGCTGTGTACGATAATCATATTTTTTCCTTTTTTATGACGGCTCATCACCATCGGTTAATAATGTACAGAGCTCATCACTCCGCAATTATGCTTATAACAGTTATTGCTTGGATTCAGGCAATACTTGGTTATTCTCTATGTCTTCCAGTAATTTCTTTATGGTCTTTAGGAAGTCTGTGGTTACAGGCGTTCCGAACCTTATATGGGAATCTAGCATCTTTATTATATCATTCATAGTTTCTCTCCGCAATGTGGACATAGTTTGGTTGCGGCATTACGCATTTCTTTTAGCGTCTTGTTTAGTTTACGGGCGTCAGCAATACTTCGGCGTATGGATTTACGGTCTCTATCACTCTTGGCCTTACCTAATTCTTCTTTCAGGTGTAACTTCATCTTATTCAGGCGACCCTCAAAGATTTCAATGAAGCCTGTTATGCCTGCGCCACTCATTCTTTATCCTTATTCATATCCCATAATACTACAGCAACGGTAATGGCTATTGTTGCAATGAAAATGATTATGTCAATGTCCATGGTCATTACCCATTTCATAGTCATCTGGCAGTTCTTCTATACGTAGGAATATAGGGTTTAATTCTTTTAGCATATCAAGTTCTCCTTGAATAATTGGATCATCCGATTTTAGGTCTTTAAACTCTATCAATGTACCACCTCTTGGCTCTTTGGCGGTTTTAGTACCACTTCGGATAGTAACTGGCGGAAGTCTTGGCCAGTACCACAGCTCTCGTTAATCAGTAAGATTCGTGCAAGTATGATAGAGCTGAAAGACAATGGCGGTAACTGGTATTTCTCTATCAATACGGCAAAGGTGTTGTCAACCTCTCTAATCATCTCAACTAGTTTATCATCATTCATTTGGTGGCTCTTGTATAATAATTGGTACAGGCGGTTTCTTCATCGCCTCCATTATAGATTCGGTTAGACTCTTGCCTCTGGCTGGTCTATTGTTCTGGTTGCGGTGTGTCTCGGCCAACATCCAATCTGGCATTGGCTCAACATCATCCGGTTCACCCCAATGGTTATTTTGCATATACTGTATTGCTTTCTTCTAATCGATTGTAAACTGTATGAAATACTAAATCGGTTGCACCTGTATTATACACTCTATGTAAATGGCCATCAGGCACCAATACAATAGAACCGGCCTGAACATCTACGGTTTCAATGCCAATCAGGATTTTGCCTTGGCCAAACTGAAAGAAATAGACCTCTTCCACGCCATAATGGAAATGGCCTCTTGTCTCTTGGCCACTATGCAATACAATCTGTGATAATACCAGTTTATCCAACTTCAGGTTATCTATGACCTCATAGGGCTCAGTCTTTTTATAGAAATCACCTAGAATGTTATAGTTTTCATAATGGTGTATCATTACCAACTCCATACATTAACATCATAGCATCCAATACACAATCATCAATAGGGTTATGTTTGGTGATATGCAAATCTTTATCGAATGCCTCAACCCAAGGCGGTGTCACCACCTTACAATAGCCTTGTGTTGTACCATACAGAAAGTCAATGGCAGTGCGGACATCACGCCACCGTTGAAATGGCCAGATAGGTTGAATCTCTAGTTGTTCTTCAAATGAATCCAATACCAATTGGTCAAGGTTGCCACGTGCCCATACCCAACAGTTGTCATCATTCTTAGACTTTGCCCATGCTCTCATGTCTTCATAGCCATCTTCAAATCTAACATCAATTGCCTTATTTGGCTTAAATGATGCAGTACGGACATTTTCACATTGCTTCGACCACCATTCCATTGTAGTCTTACCGACCTTGCGGTTCAATCGCTTGATTTGGTCTTCAACATCAAACTTTACAAAGAATGCTGACTCTCGTAGTTCGGTGTGTGATGGTGTTTTGGTCGTATCAAAATAGATTGCCGCCATACTAAGCATGACCGAATTAGATTCTTTGCCTAGTGTCTCCACATCAAATATAAACATTATTACCTTTTCTTAATATAATCAATTTCATCATAGAGGCCAAGGCCCATTTCATCTGATAGTCTAGCCATTTTATCAAGAGCCTCGTCTGTTGTCAAGAAGCCAAAGCGTTGCCTAATTATATCTGCCGCACCAGTGCCTGTGGTTTGAGTATTGGTACCAGATTGGCAAATAATAATACATTCTCTTATCAATAGGTCAGCAAACCTTTCTAGTTGCCTTGTATTGACCTCTGGATAGGTACTGCCACCTGCCTCTAGAGCAAAGTGCATATATTCTTTTTTAAGTGGTGTGCGTTCATCAATCATTTTCTTTTCCTTCATCAACCCATGCCTTTGTTTGGTCAAAGGACTTCTCTTGTATCGTTGGCTCTTTGTATGTCTTACGTGGACTTGAGCACAACGGACAATTAGGTACACCACAGTCCAATGCATGGTGCTTGACTAGTTTGTGTGGTTCTTTTATCTCTATGCCATGTGCCTTAGCAATCTTAACTTGTTTTTTAATCGCAGTATCATCAGCATGTAATCGGCTGCTATGTTTGTCTCTATCTTCTTGCTTGCTCATAAACTAAACCTCTCTTTAATACTGGTAACACACCGTTGTTTTGTACCACCAATCATATCCTTGTCAAATGTAGTATATGCGTGGGTTTCATCGGCATCTTTAATTGCCTGTATGCATTCCTGTATTACCAGTAGGCATAGTTTGTTCAGGCAGGCTTGTGCTTGGGGGTTGTTCGGTAGATGATAGTTTATCTCCGATTTCTCTATCAAATGGTTCATATTGTTTAATCTCATATGGTATGAATGGCGGCTTAGGTGTAGCTAGCAATTCATCTAATTTAAATTTAAATTTCATCATTGGTTGCATTATACACTCTTTATCGTAGTATAGTGGCAATAATATGTAGGCAACCAAAAAGAAACCCGCCTAGTGGCGGGTTGGTTTAAATCTCGTTCCAGTCGTGAGGGTCTAGTTCGATGACAAGGTTTATAAAGTCTACCGCATCATTCTCACTACTAAATTCTCTAATGACCGTTTGCCCTGTATACCTTGAGGTAAACACCAACATTATATGGTCATCATTAAAGATTGAAAATTTAATAATCCAACCATTACGCTCAGTTGGTGCCCACGATTGTGCCGTGTATGCTGTGTCCATGAATTTCTTGGATGGTCTATGTGCGATTAGTCTTTTCATATGTCCCGGTATCTCCAGGACATATGTATGTACAATTAAAGCTTGATGGCTTTAGTTGCCTTCTCAGCAACTTCTTTCATTGCAACTGTAGACAACTCAACCACTTCATTGGTTGTACGGTTTACTTGCTTAGTGAAATCACGTTGAGCTTCAACGAAATCTTTGATAGAAGCTTTGATTTTGTCATCATACACGAATGTATCAACGACCTTGTTCTTTGCATCTTGTACTTGGTCAACAAAATAGTTAGCGAAGTATAGTGGTGTGAAAATTGAATTAGCCATGGTTTATCTCCTTAGACGATAGGTTATTTGCCGGTGCGAAATGCACCGTATTTGGTTTCTCGGTATTCCTTAGTGAAACTACCAAGGGTTGCAAATGCTTTATAAATTGTGTTTAAAATGTTTTTCACAGATATGCCTTATGTTGATTACGTTCAAACTCTCTAACATAGTATTCTAGTTGTGAGGCATCAGATACATTACGGCTAGAAAGGTATCTGTCCAAGCGTGATTGGTAACTGTTGCCTTCAAAGAAGGATAATAGATAAGAAATGAGTCCGAACATAGTGTTTACGATATTAGTGATTATACTACTATATATGTTGCATTGCAACAATTTTCACTAGAGTTCGGACTCTATTGCCTTAATCCATTGCATCCTCATACTGTAGTTTGGCAAGAATGTAGTCTTTTACCAATGATGAGCGCACAATATCATCAGGTGTAAACTCAATGCGAGTGAAGGCATTCATGTGATGTGCAACATCAAAGAATTTAAGGATGCCTGATACATCATTCTTCTTCTTATTCAGGTCGGTCTGCCTGTAATCACCACACCAAATAATCTTTGAACGATAACCAACACGGGTCATTACTGTATCGATTTCTTCAAAGGTCATATTCTGCATCTCATCTACAATAATGATTGCATCATCAAAGGACATACCACGAATGAATGATGTAGATATGAATTCAATGTGGCCTTGTTCCTCTAGTCTATCCCATGCATCCTTACGACCGAATAGTGTCTCACAGATTTGGCGATACGGTTGTTGGTAGATTTCCATCTTCTCATTTACATCACCTGGCAGGTGACCAATCTCACGGCTTTGTACAGCAGAGCGTACAACAATAATCTTACCAAATGGATTGGACTTATCCATTACTTCTTCAATGGCTTTATACAATGCACAGAATGTTTTACCTGTGCCTGCAACACCATGTAGTGCTACGAAATAATCTCCTCGTTTGTATGCATCAAAGAATAATCTTTGATTCTCTGTCAATGGGTCAAATGTTTTAAGGTCATCAAGCCTCAGTTTGAGGTGATTGCTTGGTCTTGAAACTCTTTCAGTTTCAATGATTGTATTGGCAGTTGTCTTGCGAGCCATAGACTTCCTTCTCTTAGGTAGCGAATCGGGTTCTTTACAGTATTTCATAGTTTATTCAACACATGTGCCTTGTGTATTTTACAAGATACCCATGAATTGTAATATTCCGTGGTTAGTAGTGCATCTCTGATAAAAATCTCCTTAGTTTCTCTATATGAACATTCAGACCTAGTTTTGCATAGGTACAGTATCTTACGAGCAAAGTTCTCCTCTCCTAGTTTTTTAACATCAGCCTTTAATTCTTCAGACGAAGACCAATAGTTCTCCCATCCCGAGGATAGGCGAACCTTTTTCTTTTTGCCTTTGATTTGTCTTGTGCCGGCTCGTGTGAATAATTTCTTACCCACATACTTGCGGCTATTCGTTAGATTGGTGATTTCGTAAATGAATCCGAAATGGCCACCAATCATATCTTCTGTAAATTCTATATCGTTATACAACCACATTAATCATCCTCATCTTCTGTATCGCTCTCTAGTATATATTCACTACAGAACGGACAGAAATGAGGATCATCTTCACATTTTTCTACATCATATTTAATTGTAAATTCAGAATCACAGTTGTTACATGTGTGATGAATTGTAGCCATTAGTTACACCAGCTTTGTTTTGCCTCGCCATAATACTCACGGGCATATCCATTTGTGATTAACATTTGGCGCAAACTTTTACCATCAAGCAATATATCACCCAATACACGACCACCATACTTGTCCCAATCCATTAGAACAACTTGGCGCTTTGTTGAAGCATTAACGGCAGCCTTAGTGAAAGCAGTTGCAGCCTCACCTCTTGCAGCTTCACTAGGACACATTGCACGATGGCCTTTCTCAGGTGTATCAACACCAAATACACGGACACTAAGTTCTTTCTTCAATGGTTCAGGTAGAAAGTTGGCTTGAAACGCAACTGTATCACCATCAACCACTCTGGTCAATACTGCATCGTATGTCACACCAGGTTTTTGCTTGCCTTGAGCAAACGCAATGAAAGGCACCATAAGTGCGATAACTAGTAATTTTTTCATATTAATCCTTTTTATTGTTTTCTTTAAATACTAACTTGGCTGAGCCAATAGTTCCTGGCATTGGTAAGACTAGTTTATCTTTCTTACCAAATATTTGGTCGTAGTTGTTACTAAACTTATTATGATCCGTAGGTCTTTGTTTAGACCCTTTACCACCATCTGACATTATGCCCACACCTCATCCCAAGTGCCTGTATGTGCAGCCTTAGCATAGTCTGTTGACCTGTTCTCAAAGAAATTGGTGTGAGTTGGTGCATTAATCATTTCTTCAACCCATGG